GAAAAAAATGGCATGTTCAGCGACCGGTGCAAACCGTGACCTTGCGTATGTTGAAGAGACAGTATTCAAAGTCACTCCGACAAACCCATTTTTCAAGTACCTCCGTACAACCGGAGACTCCCTCAAAGGTACGATCGAAACTCAGAGTTCGGCGGAACTGATCAAGGGGCGCGTGACTTCTGCTCCCGTTATGGGGCGCGTGTCGTCAAGCGGAGACGTACAGTTCGAACTGAGCTATCGCTCGTTCGATGAATTCCTGGAAGCCTCCCTGTATGGCGACTGGCTCCCTGATGCCTCCACCAACACCAAAGGCGCCGCGGTCCCCGGACAGCGGAAACTGGTCGTTGGCGACAACGGCCGCAGCTTCACCATGGAAAAATTCTACTCTGACATTTCCATGTACCGCCGGTACAAGGGTGTCATGGTTGGCGGATTCAACCTGTCCATTCCGCTCGACGGAAAGGTCACCGGATCCTTTAATCTCATGGGTACGAACAATCCCCTCGCGGAAGACACTGGCCTCTTGGCCGGAGCCACCTACGACCCGGAAACACCGAACACCACGGACCAGTTCTCCTCGTTCGTAGGAAACCTTCGCATCACTGATGCCCTTGGCACCACGCTCGAGAACATTGGGTATGCTACGCAGCTCGACCTCACCGTGACGAACAACCTGAGCCAGGACTATGCCCTGTTCAGCAAAGAAACCTACTGTATCTCCCCCGGGCAGTTCGGCGTCACCGGAACCATCGGTCTCTATCTCAAGGACAAGAAGTACATCAATTCCCATGTAAACTGGGAAACGCTGCGCATCACGTTCTATCTGACGGACACCGCGGGCAACTCGTATGAGTTCGATCTTGGTTCCGTGAAGCTCACGGACATCCCCGATGGCGTGTCGGGCCCTGCTACCATCACGATGGCGATCCCTTTCACCTCGTTCGGACCGAATTCCTTGTCCATCATCAAGATGCCGAGCGTTGCTGAGAACCGCATGCATATGCCGATCGTTACCCCGTCCGCAACCATTGCCCCGGCCGGAACCTGTTCCGCCGCGATGAACCCGGATGATATGGATGACAACCTTCTGGTCGGTGTTGAAGGTGACTTCGAAACCGCAACCGTTGGCGCCGCCGCGACTTATGAAGTCAGGCGCCTCACCATCCAGACCGGTTCGATCAGCGCCGGAACCCTCGCGATCAATCTCGCGGGAGTCACCCTCGCAGGCGCGGGTCTCACCATCGCAGCCGGTCTTTCGAAGAGTGCCGTCGCGGCGCTCATCGGTGGCGGCACGGTAACCATTGCAGGCTGGACCAAAACGGTATCAGGTAACGTCGTGACCTTCACGAAGAGCACGTATGGTGCGGACGCTGCAACGAACTCGTTCAGCTCCACTGCCACGGTGCCCGGCACGATCCGTTACATCGTCGGAGCAGGCGCTCTCGATATCGTAACTGATGGAACAGCTTACACCGTCCCTGTTACCGGAACGGTAATGGGCGGCGTTGGTACGCGCATGATACGCTTCCGCGTATTCCCGCCGGCTACCGGCTCGACCATCGTAACGCCTTCCCCCATCGTGGAGAGGACGTTCATCGTCGCTTAATTGGATGAGTGCGGAGAATAGACCACATATTCTCTGCACTCTTTTATCTGACTTTCATATAACGGAGGAACATTACATGAAAGACCCCCTGATCGAAACGAAACCTGTACTGGACCTGAGCGAATTCGAAACCAAGACCAAATCCGGCATCGGCGTGGACTGCGCCATCATTGACCCCCGGACCGGCGAAGAGACCGCGACGGTATTCACCATGCTTGGCATGGATTCCGATGAATACCTGACCTTCAAGGACGCGGAAGAGAAGGAAGCGCAGGTGCAGCTCATGGACGCGATGGTCAAGAGCTCCGGCGCCTCGCAGAACAAGAAAGCCGCGGAGAAGAAAGAGCTGAAGTCGGAAGAGGAAAAACTCATTGAGAAGATCATCGTTCTCACCAAGGGTTGGAAGAACGTGATGTGGGACGGCGTCCTTGTTGACTTCACCCCCGAGATGGCCCGCACCATCTATACGAAAAACGCGATCGTTCGCAATCAGCTTCGCAGGTTCATCGAGGACCGGCGCAATTTTTTTCAGGTAGCGCAGCCGAACTAATCGATGCGCTCGAGAAACGGCTCGACCTGGATTACCCGCTCCGGCGGGATGATCCGGGGAAAGCCGGAAAGAAAGCCACCTTTACGCACCGCCAGGAACTCAAAATCTTGGCGGAGCGCGGGGTGCCCGAGGCAGTAGAGCGGCTGGAAGAGCCCACCCTCCCAGGACATTGTATGTATGTCTGGAACCACTTCTGGGCTCTGTGGGAAATCGTTGGACAAGACATGACCATGCATGATATTGTACTGTATCGAAGGGTGTTTGCACCGCACATGTCCTCGGCGGACATCGCGCAACTCCTTCATATGAGAAACAAAGCTGGAGGCTTTATTCAGAAACTGAAAGATGAAGAGGAGTAACCAGCATGGCTGAAGAAATCAAGATCATATTAAACACGGAAGTCAAGCACACAGGCCGACCGATCCTTGATCTCTCCTCCGATTTTACGAAACTGCAGCAGCTTCTTGTCTCCGCTGCTGTAGGATCGGAAGCATTTAATAAATCCGTGCACGAGCTGGAAGATGGTGTTAAAAAACTAAGCGCCCCTATGAAAGATGTAGCAAAACATGTTGCATCAAACAAGAAAGAAATGAAAGAGTTTGTGACAGCCGTAAAGAAAGACATAAAAGAGGCAGAAGGAAAATTCAACGATTATGATCGCACGGTTGTTCGAAGCACAGATGATATAATAAAACTGACAAAAGCGGAGCAAGTGCTCGGGACAGATGTAATCGGCACAAACACAAAGCTGCAAAAGCAGGAAGCGGCTCTTCTGAAGCTCATAGAGAAGCAGCGTGAGCTCGCAAGAACTGTAGACAAAGGTAAAGCAGCAGACAAGGCTACAAAGCAGGAAGCATTTGTAGAAGTGAACCAGAAAGTAATCACATCAGCGCAAGCATACCTACGGACACTCGCGTCTATGCAGGATACAGTTGGAGCACTCACTACAGCTCTGAATCAGATGGGTACAGCCAAGGGGATGAAGGTATTTGATATCCTTAATTCCGATGGTCAAGCAACAGTAAAGATACTGAAAGCTCTGGATGCCGAGATGGCAGTCCTGCAAGGGCGAATAGAAAAGCCCCGGTCAAAGAAGCAGCTCAGCGAGGATTCTGTTCGCTACGCCCAATTCAAAGCGGCATCAGATGGTATTATAGCAGTGATGGCCAAAGAAGACGCGGCGCGGGAGCGAAGCGCCAGTATTGCGCAGCGCACGTCAGGCCGCATGATTACATATAAGAAGCAAGAATTGTCGAGCGCTAGCAAAAGCGCATCGGCTGCGTCAAGCAATGACGGTCTTGCATCCCGCCTCGGAAGCAAAGACGCGTTCATTTTGTCAAACATGGCACGCCTCGGCGTGGTGAATCCACAAATAGCTCAGCTTTCTTATTTCTTACAGGCTGTAACCAGCACAGGCATGCTCGCGACAGTCGCTGTGGTTGGTACGGCCGGCGCGATCGTTGCGCTCGGGAATGCTTCCGTAAAAGCGGCAGCAGAGCTACAGCAGTATCAAGTAACGCTTCAGGGCCTCGCAACACATGGCTGGGATGCAGGGGATAAAAATGCACAGGCCTCAATGGATCTTGGAAAATCTGTTTCTGCAGGAATGATTGAATACGCTTCGAGCTCAATATACGCTTTTGATAAGATAGCCGCAGGTACAGAAAAGCTTGTCGGTTATGGTATTGATATGCGCGTGGTTAATAATGAAATGAAGATGCTTGGTGACCTTGCCCTCGGCGACTCAAAGAGGCTCGAGAACCTCGCCATTGCATATGGACAGGTGTATGGTCAAGGTAAGGCACGTGCGCAGGAAATGTACCAGTTTGTAAACGCAGGTATCCCTATATTTGATGCACTTGCAAAAAGCCTCGGAAAAACAACCGCGGATATCATGGACATGACACGTCGTGGTGAGATCTCCTTTGATATGATTCGTGGGATATTGAAAGAACTCACAGCAGATGGTGGTAGATACCATGATCTCATGCAGAAAATCGCCACAATGTCATTCAATGGTCAATTTACAATGTTCATGAACAATATGAAGGTTATGCTCGCGGACCTCGGCAATAATATACTACCTCTTATAACAAATGCACTGGCCGATGCCAATAAGGCGATTGCTGAGTTCAAAGGGGGCGCATCACTCAAAGACATCATCGCAACAGCAAACTCTGAAGAACGATTATCTGGAAAGGGCCTCTCCGTATATGATGCATACTCTGTGAATGCAATGCAGGATGCTTATGATAAACTTACAGCAAAGCAGAATAGAGCCAAGATGATCAGCTCTATCACAGATATTGAGCGAGGAGGCATACCTTCGAATAGTCTTGGCGTTGAATTTCTTGCTCTGAGAAAAGCTGTTGAAAAAATATATGTCCCTGCTGCAGGTCTTAGTGATAATGAAAAACGTGCGCGATCCATGCAGGGAGCGTTGATGCCATTCAATAACGAGCTTCTTTCCAATCCGTATCAGGTAACCATGGCTTCTGCAACAAGTGCGAGCGGTTCTGCACAGGTAGAAGAGATGAAACTGCGAGCCAAGTGGCTGGATAGCCAGACACAGAATATAAATGCTCTTCTTGATTTTTTGACCAAAAAACTCGGTGTAGATGCGACCGTGACAACAGATCTTAAAGAGAATCTTATACCCTATACAGTTGAATCATCTATAGGTGCTTCAGCTCTCGGTAGACAAGTATCTCCCGGGGAGGAGTTTTTCTCCGGTCCTACAGAGAAATTCTTTCAGAGCTTGCAAGCCACGCTTCTTAATCTAGATCGTACAGCGATGACGCCGGAAGAGCTTAGGACACTCGCAGATATAACTAAGTGGCTGGAAAAAACGAAAGTGCCTCTCACAGGAGGTGCACAAGACACTGATATAGGTATAAGTGACCAACGTAAATATGAGCTTCCTGTAAAAATTACAGATCTCACAAATCAGCTTGAAGTACTCACAGAGCTCAATCCGCTCTGGCAGAATTATGTAGAAATTCTTCAGATGAAACGACGCGATATGGCAGGCAATGATGGGATGGATGCCAAGACAGCAGAGCAGCTCGAAACTGACGCACGCGGTTTGATCTTGGCAACGAAAGCAGCGTCTACGTATCAGCAGACTTTTCAAGCACTCTATGCATATAAGGTGAAGTACAAGGCTTTCTCGGAAGACGAGATAAAAGCCGCGGCGGAACAGCTTAAACTGAAAATGAAGGAGACGGATGTTACAGAAGAGTACAAAACGGCTCTTTCCGAACTCATGATATCTCTTTCTTCTGCAGGGCTTTCAGCAGCTGACGCAACGGGGCTTATGCAAGACCTTACAGATGCTGCCAGTATACCAGATGATGCACAGAAAGGGCTTTCTGTTCTTCTCGATAATTATGAAAGGCTCTCTTTGGTCCTCGGCGTCAGTGAGGACAAAGCAAAAGATTTCGCACAGACTGTGAAAGAAGTTGCAAAACTCTATGGTAATGATGTAGCAGCACAGTTTATCAAGGGTGTCAAAGAAGTAAACAATCTTTTGGCCCATCCTACTCGCTTTATCTCGTCAGATGTTATCTCAAAAGTGGTGCAGCAACAGAAAACAGCAGAGTTCATGACGGCTACTCGTAGAGGTGATGCTTCGTCATTACCTTCTGTTTTCGGTGGGCAAATACTTTCTTCAGGCCCCGCACGCGGACGCACAGAAGCAAACCCGGCATATCCTTTGGCAAAAGGGCAAGCTACAGAAAGTATTTTTGCAATGTATGGGTACAATCGAGAGGATATAGAAAAGGCTGGTAAAGAATTTAGTAAAGCCTTCGCTCTCGGCGTATACCTTGAAGAGATTGAAGCGGAGACAAGAAAGGCAGCACTGATACCTGCAGAAGACATAGCTGCCATTAAGGAAGCTGAAGAGAAGCTCAAAGCACTTGTAAAGCAGTTTGAAGAGGCACGTGACAGCGCAACAGGTCTCGCAGACAGTATGGCAGCTGCCCGCAGCGCATGGTCTTCCGGCACTATTGCAGGCAGATCACCCGGGACTGAGCAAGCTTTTCGCATGGCAAAAGACACAGCATGGGGCAGATATCTTGGTGGTGAGGCCGGTGGCCTTGAGGAATTCACCAAGAGCACAGGGGAACTCAACAAGTATAATCTGGAAGGCATTACAGGAATACCATATGCGCAGGGGCGGAGCAGTTTAAAAATAGGAACAGCATTCACAAAAGGCATTTCTGGCACACCTGAAATGAGCCTTGATAAACTCGCAGAGCTTCAGCGTTTAGCCGCTGAGGCTAAGGATAACCCCCTTTCTCAGATTGAAGGAACAGGTGAAAATAACCTATGGGAGAAGGCAGCGGCTGATGTAGAGAAATATGAGCGAGCTCTTGCAATGGCTGCAACATCAGGTGAACTACTTAAAGGCGTACTCAAAGACATGGCACAACAGAGTTTTGCCATTACAACAACAGCCATGTCCGACAGCATGTATGAGCTTGGAAAGAACCTCCGTGAGGGCAATGATGCTTTCGAGAACTTTGATGACATCCTGAAAGCATGGTCCAACAACATGATCAACATGGTCCCATCCATCCTCCTCTCCGCCGCGCAGGGCGCCTTCGCCGCTGGCAACTGGCAGATGGGTATTGGCCTCCTTGCAGCTTCCGGTTTTTCGAGCCTCATCAGCGGTCTTCTTGGAACAAAGGAACAGGACGATAATGACAAAGAGTCCGCGGAAATGCGTGCTCTCGAGAACCTCAAGGATCAGTTCCAGATCATGATCCAGCAGTTCCAGGCGAATATACTCTATCTGGATGCGGCCCGGGGGCAATATGCCTCGGCCCGGCAGCAGGCGATCGTCTCGGGGTATGCAAACGGCGACGTTTTCAACGGGTCGACAGGGCTTACGCAGGGCGTCTATACGCAGCCGACATTCTTCAAATTTGCCACGGGTGCTGCATTCAACGGCGTCATGGGTGAGGCCGGCCCGGAAGCGGTCATGCCCCTTACCCGGGGAGCAGATGGGAAGCTCGGAGTCGTTGCACAGCAGAGCGCACCCAACATTGTGGTAAACAACTATGCCGATGCCACAGTGAAGGCTTCCACGACAACTGATGAGAAGGGAAACAAGCAGACCACGCTCTTGATCGAAAAAGCGGTAGGCGGTATGCTTGCATCAGGACGCTTTGACACTGCCATGAGCAGCCGATATGGCGCCCGGCCGCAACCGGTAAGGAGATCATAATGGCAATCGCGTGGCCCGTAAATGTAAATAATGTCATCCTGGCAGACGGGTACAATAGGGCTGCGCAGCCGAATGTACTCGTCACGACACAGGAGAATGGCATGCGAAAGATGCGCCGGAGGTTCACCGCGCGTTCCGTCTATCACAATGTAACGCTTAGTTTTGAGCGCGTGGCTCTCGCGGACGGTATATCGACGGAGTTTCAGGTGTTTGAGGCTTATGTCCGGGATACGCTTCTCGATGGTGTTCTCGAATTCGCTTTCCCCATACCCGATATTCTCGGAACGCCTGACACATACCTCATCAGAACATGCCGGTTCTCCATGGAGAATAACAGTGTACCGTATCGAATACAGAAGTATTTTGGAACACGCGTATACGTGATGGCAGTCATTGAGGAGGTCCCGCAATGACAGCGGAGCAGATAAAAGATCTGATGGCTTCTTCCTCAGAATGTACATACATTACGCTGATTGATATATGGCATAAAGAGCTTGGCACTGTGCTCCATTTCTGCAACAACACCGTGGACATAACCTATGACGGGGATGTCTATACTGCCGCTTCATTCACATTCGATCCGCCGGACAACAAGTCAGGGGAATCAGGCTCTTCGAAGCTGAGCATTTGCATCGTGGATCAGCAGCTTATAGGCATCATGCTCTCCCTCTCATCCCCTCCGAGTCTTATGGCGCATACCATTCTGAATACTTCGGAAAATGTCGCAGAAAAGCTCGAAGAATGGGAGTTCAAGCTGCGAAACATTTCCTGGGATTCCTTGGTAATGACTGGAGATCTCATCTATGAAACGTATTTGGACACCGCTGTTCCGTCCAAAACATTCGACTTGGAGCATTTCCCGGGGTGTTTTTGATGCCAGACTTGGTCATACAGGCACAGAAGTATCTTGGCATTCCATGGCAAGCAAATGGGAGAACCAAAAAAGGAGTAGACTGTTACGGTCTACTTCTTATTTTTATGTCCGAGCAGCTTGATATACAGCTTCCTGATTTCATTTATGCCGTTGAAAGCAATGCAGAGCGTGCTGCTGAAATATTCAAGCACATGGCAGAGACGGTCATCGAAGTAGATGTGCCGGTCCCGGGAGATATTGTACTCATGACATATCAAGGAAGCGTCTGTCATATCGGTATATTCCTTGGATCGGGTTACATTCTGCATGCACCAAAATGCGGCGTTACGCTCTCAAGCTTGACAGGAATGGAGCATGGCCGTACACTACGAAGTAGAATCGCCGGGTACTACAGATACAGGGAGGCATAATGCAAGTTTTATTATATCGTAAGCTCTTTTCAGAGACATATGAGACGATCCATATAGACGAAACGGAACTTACAGTAGCAGCTCTCCTCATGAAACTCGAGCTCCTCGAAGCGCATCATCCTGTCTGGGTAGATGGCATAAAGTGTACTGATACTGAGCAGGTAGTAACGGAAAATCAGAATATCATAATTCGTACGATAGTTGCCGGAACATATGGCAGCGAAGATCATAAAAACAAAGCCGCGGCAACCGCTGGCGTTATAGGTCTTCTCGCGCTCGCTGTAGGCGCTGTATTCTTGGCAACGGGAGTCGGCGGCATATTTGCCATTTCAATGATGGCGAGCATGTTCACCGCGGGTATTTTTGGTGTAGCTGGTGCCGTCGGAACCATGCTCTTCGGTAAAGTCGTGGACATGGGCGAGATGGATGGAAACTCCTATGACACGAACAAGGATCGGCCGGATCTCGCCGGCGCACGAAACCAGAATCATGCCGGCGGAGCTTGGCCGATAATCCTCGGAAAGCATAGAATCGCGCCATACATGGCCTCTGGCTATTGGACGGAACCGACAGGAGAAGATGGCGTGGATATGTATTTACATGGCCTTCTTGTTGTCGGACATGGTCCCCTGGCGCTCACGGATATACGGCTCGGGGATGCACGGCTCTCTGACGGTCTTGCCGCGGGTGTACTTGAAGGCATTCTCATGCCCGATTCCACAACATCAGCCTTTCTCACGCCGCAAGATGAAGTAATCCTCGATATAAAGCAGAGCGTGGGCGAACTCGACTCCCGAACATATGGGAAGAAAATAACAGAAGATCAGCTCGGGCTCGAACTTGTATGGCCTGATAATGTTGATGAAATAGACTACCTTGAAACGCTCCCCGCGCGAGTCACAAAACGAGATACGCGCGAAGTCAGTGTAACAATCTCCGCGGGCGGTTTCTTCGGTTATGACAGTAATGCGAATAAATTTAACCTCAGCGACACATTTGAGCTGCTGTGGCGCAACGTCGGAACCGAAACTTGGATACCATTTACAGACGCCTCGGCGAGGAGAACGGTAAACAAGGTTCTTTCTACGGAAGCGCGATATACCCTCTCCGCTGTAATTCCTGCAACCACCATCCCTATCGTGCAGACCAAGACGATTGAATTCCGCTCCTCCCGGTCTTGGACTGTTCCGGCCGGAGTGACAGACATCAAGCTCACCGGTTGTGCTGTTGGTACTGATGGTACGATCGGAGGAACAGATTACCATGGCATAAGACTTGGCGGGCATGGTGGCGCAGGTGGGCAGTGCACCAAAGATGAGGACATATCAGGAGCACAGATACCTGCAGGTGCCACGCTTGATATTGTGATAGGAACAGACCAGGGGCAGAATACCAGTATCAGTTGCCCCTCCACAGGATATACGCGCACATTTATGGCAAATGGCGCTGCTGGTGGAGAACCTATGCCATATGCTTTTGGTTATGGTAACCTTCCTACACGAGCAAGTAATGGTGCATCCTCCGCTTATGCCGCCGGAGGTATTGGCGGACGAGCGACGATGAACTATCTGCCTGATGATCCTGGCTACAATTTTTATAATGCCATATTAGGTAGCGGCGGCGGTGGAGCATCTTTGGGCGCTGGTGGTCTCGGTGCAGGTCCGCAGTATAGAGGTGATACACAAGGCAGCACCGACGGGCAGGGATTTGGTGCTGGTGGCGGAGGAGGAAGCTTCTTCCAAGGAAACACAGGTCTTTCTAAGCTAAAGTATCATGCTGGATTTGGCGCTGGAAAGGGTGGCCTGGCAGTCATTCAGATCACATACACCGTCACTACTACGCCGGATCCGTCCCTGCAATATGAAGTAACTGTTCGCCGGGCACGGAAGACAAATGTAAATGACTCCCCAGCCAAATATACCTATGCAGATAAGTGGGTGCTCTCCTCGCTGCGGTCCATCACATTCCTCGACCCGATAGTACCTTCCGTGCAGGGAGATATCTGTCGAATTGGCTTCCGAATAAAAGCCACAGATCAGATGAGTGGCGTCATCGAGCAGATAAACTGTGTCGCTTCTGCAGTGCTTCCAAAATACAATCCGCTTACGAAGACATGGCCCTTTGCCACGAAGTCGTCATGGGAGGAAACAGCAAACCCAGCAGATCTTTATCTTGCATCTTTCCGTGGCACATGGTGTCCCGTCGGCGGTATAGATCTTGCTGCCTGTCAGACAGCAGGAACGAAGTTTGACTGGGAAGCGTTGCAGGATCTCTGGCTGTACTGTAATGAAAGCCGCGTACTTAATAGCTATGATGATGCTGGAGAGCTCACAGTAGTCACGCTCGACCATCAGGTTGACATTAACTTTGTCTGCACAAGTTCTATGCGTCTGGTCGAGCTGCTCGCTCTTATTTTGTTTCCGGCACGTGCGTCTTTCTACATGAAGAATTCCTTGTACTCTCTGGTGCATGATGTGTACTATACAGGCTACCCGGATTCTGCTGATTACAACAACCAGTATAATCAGCAGATAACAACTGCTGTGATACATACAGGAAACTCCTCTTCACTGCAAACATCGAGAGCTTTCTCTGATCTTCCTGACGCGCTGAAAGTCACATTTATAAGCTCCACAGTAAACTATCAGAACATTACGATCACACTGAAAAATCCAAAGCTCGATCAGGCTACGTTTGATGGTATAGACCACCCTGTATATGAGGAAGTTACACTCAAGGGCGTGACGAACATATATCAAGCGATGCTTATGGGATACTATCTCTTCGGCGTCAAGATAGGCAGACAGGTCTCCTGTTCATGCAATGTAGACATAGAACAGTATTTTTATGCTGTTGGAAGCCGCGTAAGCATCGCACATGATGCGCTGCTTTCCACCTTGGCAACAGGAAGACTTATTGCAACGGCTACCATAGCCCGCGAAGTAACCGTCACGCTTGATGGACCTGTCACATTCTATACAGATGTGGATTACGGAATAAAAATATGGTCCAATGACTCCGCGCATGTCTTCGAAGTCGCATGTACACCCGTAGATGCTGTCATTGATACGATTGAAATGACAAGCGTCGCACAGAAGTTCTCTATATTACTTGCTACTATCCCTGCAACAGAAGTCATATTGGTTGATGCATATTTCGCTTTCGGTCCTTTCGGAAATACAGCGAAAGATTTCATCGTGAGCGGAAAAGAGATAAATCAAGACTACTCAGCAAAACTATATTTCATTGAGTTCAGCGATTATGTACACACCGCGGATAATGGTGATCCGCCCACGATACGTCCGAACCTCGTCTACCCTGCTTCCTTCTCCATGTCTCGTGTAGGCACAGCGCTCGCTACCATTCCGCCGAGTGCAGCCCTCGTGGAAACGGTAATTGACAATGTTGATACTGTTGTGAATGGTGATCCGGGGTTTCCTCCGGCAGATATCACATCGCTGACGGCCATTGCATATCAGGATTACATAGACATAGACTGGAACACACAGCCCACAGGGCTGAACAACGTGATAAAGAACTACTATCTGGAAATATCTCGTGACTTTGGCGGCTCTTGGCAGAGTTTCACCATGAAAGCGAGCGATTTCAGATATACATTCTCACGTGTAGTAGATGGCTACCCGGAGAAGACAGGAGGAGTAAAGCCTCTTTCCGGTTGGCAGGTACGCGTAAAAGCAGTAAATGTGTATGGGCACATGTCTGCCAATTACTACACGCTCGCATCAATTGATACAACACATTATCTTACATGGGTCCCTATAGAACCTGTCGTGACAGTCATGGCGGAGGAGAAAGGTCTTGCTATTTCCTGGTCAGTCAACACGTCATTATATTATGGTGCGGGAAAAAGTTTTGCAGTTTCAATAGGAGGTGTGTCACGAAAGACAGGCATTCAGGATACAACGTACTTCTATACATTTGACAGAGGCACGGATGGCTACCCTGAGAAAGTATCCAACGGCGGCACACTGGATAATCTCAATATACAGATTACCGCGGTAACTACAGAAAACCCCACTGGCACCACATCTGTAGCAGCCCACCCGAATGTAACAGACTATCTTACGTGGATACCTGTCGCTCCTGTTGTGACAGCCATAGCGGAGGAAACCGGACTCGCTATTTCCTGGTCAGTCAACACGTCCCTGTACTATGGCAGTAATAAGACCTTTTCTTTGACGCTAGCCAGCTCAGTGCGTAAAACAGGAATACGTGAGACAACATACTTTCACACGTTTAACAGACCTCTCGATGGTTATCCTGAAAAAGTAGTCAACGGCGGCACACTAGACAACATGGATATTCAGATTACTGCTGTTACGGCAGAGAGAGTCACGGGGACAGCATCTGCTATATTCCATCCCAACGTTGCTACATATCTGACATGGATACCGACTGCCGTGACGATTGCCACAAGAGCATCAGGGCGAAATGCATCTATCAGTTGGGATAAACAATCAAGTGTATATGGCGTTATTGAATATGAATTACAGATATCAAAGGACAATACAAACTGGTATACACCGGCAAACAATCTAGATGTTTACACCTCTGAGGATAACTGGAAGATTGGCGCACTGAATAGTTATCTGACATATCCGATCGAGAGTTTCTCTCAAGGCTTGCCTCTTACCGGGCAGAATGCTGTCCCGGCTATTGCTGTTGACACAAACTACTATTATAGGATTAGACGGGTCAATAAAACAACCTCGGTTAAGTCAGATTATGCCACCGGTTCAGTTGTAGCAACTGCTACGAGCGCACGAGACATAGTGACAGGTGCTATAGCAACGGCGCAAATTGCGGCTGGCGCTGTTACCACTGACAAAATGCCAGTAGGATCAATTGACGGGGACAGAATAACAGCCAATACTCTGGATGTTGAAAAACTAAATGTATTAGCCAGAAATAAAATCAATAACTTTACTGGTGGCACGTTGGAGGGTTGGTATACAACAGGAACATTAGTTGATGATGCAAGCACCGGTTTCAAGATGCTGAAAGTGTGGGAGGGCATTACCTACTTTGCATCATATGCCTTTACTGTGCAACCAAATGAACTTTATTCATTCTCATTTGGTATTGAGTGCCCAAATTATACAACCCTGTCTGGTTTGTATATCGGTTTGGATCTGAACGAGGCATACACAGTATACTATTGGAATAGCACAACGAAAAGCTGGGTAGCTGAAGGTACTGTATTAAATGCATACTTTATACACGATTATCATCTTACCACACGGACATATTTCAAGACATATATACTAGGCTCCAACTTCTCTATCGCAAATGTACCAGCTCCCGAGTATATAGGTACACCATATAGTATATACTGTTTGAAACTATCCGCGGGAAAAACAACAACATATGTACGGTCGGGCAATAATACTGTCGCTGCTGGTACTTACTGGCACATAGTTCTGCCAGAAGTACTGAACATGAATACTGGTAAAATAATAGCAAGCCAAATACTCACGACAGACCTTGCGGCGATAAGCGCTAATCTCGGACTCATCACGGATGGCTCATTGCAGGGGAACGAAAACAATAAATGGGATCTATCAACAGGCATATTCAAGATCGGTGATGGCTCTGCCAACGTACTATCATTTGATAGCACAAATGGTCTTAAAATTGTAACAAGTAATTTTGATGCTACAGCTGGGTCTGTGGATGTAGCTGGAGATTTAACTGTTGGAACTGGAATCGGAACTGGGCTGACACTGAGAGTACACCCGAATCCTGCAGGAGGCGATAACCGTGTGGAAGCGCTACGTCAGGACAATCTAGTTACCACTTCAAACAGTCAGAATAATCTGTCACTTGTATCTGAATATGATGCGATAGAGGATAGGGCTGTCGCTATCGCATTTCATCGCGCTGGTAGATATGCTTCTAAAATAACATTTGATACAGATAACTTATTTCATTTTGGCGGTTGGTCACAAGGAGCTGATGGCGGAACAATCAAGTGTCTAAAAGTAATTGCACCGACGCTTGAAGGCAATGCATCATCTGCTGAAACTGTCACAACACCTACGGTGGGCTATAAGCATTTAGGCGTATGGGGCGTTGGACACACTGATACTGGCACCATACTTGTAAATACGTCATACAGGTCCACTTATGCAGTAGAAGCCACAGTAGCCTCTTACGTAATATGTCCTGATGGAGATAGAAACGCAGCTACCAAATACCCAAATGGTAATGCTAATAAAGTTCGCTTCGATTTTGTAGGTGCCAGTTCTGTTGGAACTGGTGGAAACTATGCTGGACTTATGACATATGCTCCGTTGGATGGAACTACCGCCTCAACTGGTGATGCTTCATATCAACTCGCATTCGGTTCAACCGCTGCCAACGGTGGTGGAGTGCCACGGCTGAGAATACGAAAGGGAATAGATACAACATGGAATGCATGGTATGACATTATTACTGCTGCCGGAGATCAGATTATCGGTGGGCCTCTCACGGTCGATTCCATTATCAAAATATGGCGCGGCACAGGGGGACATGACACAACTTTGGCCATTGGTCCTTACGCGCTTAATGCCACTGTTAGCGGGGCGCATAACACAGCCATTGGATTCTATGCCCAGAATGCAGCAAGTGATGGTTATGAAAATACAGCTGTTGGTTACTGCGCGCTGCGCGCTGCCACGTCCAGTTATAACACAGCTGTTGGTGCACTAGCCCTCGATAACTGTACGGGTAATTGGAACATAGGTATTGGTGTCTCTGCAGGAGCTAAAATAACGTCAGGCACCAACAATATTGCGATAGGTGTTCTCTCAGCATTTAACCTTACAACAGGGAGTGGTAATATTATAATAGGGCGCGGCTCAGACTGTCGTGTTGATGCCACGGAGGTGGTCTGTATCGGGCATAATATAACAGTAGCAGGGAGTATATATCATAAAATAAATATTAACAACCAGTTCATATATTTTCAATTTCCGTTAGGTACAAATTATGGTGTGATATGGACCGTAATCAGCCCGTATGTATCAGCAACTGTGGGTTACTATGTGGCAAGCATCGGTCATTATGTAAGCGAGGTTAGCTGTCTCGGCAGAAACAGCGCAACACAGCTAAACTTCTGTAACGTACTCGGTAACTCAGTTTTGACAGCAGCATCCGGCCAAACAGGAAACACTACAACACGCTTGTCAATAGGATTTATAAGACATGGTGCTGTATAGAAAGGAGAAGATAGCGTGAAGACAGTATATAAAGATAATTACAGTAAGCTAAAAGAACTTGAGTTTTCTGTGGACTGGCTTGGCATATTTGGTATCATTTTGCTGTCTAAAGCATATGTACCAGCCGCTACTCCTTTTTGGTTTGTTACTGATGCGGAATTAGAGGCCTTGGGAGACACTCCAATAGACGCGTGGGAAGTATCTGGCGAACCTGATGGTGTTGGGGGATTAACAGAGGATGACAAAAAAGAGTATGACTCCTGTTATGCTACTTTATTGAAAAACTCTGGTTCTGAACAATATGAGGTGAAGCAATGATAAAAATAAATACAGAAAAGCTGAAAGCGATCCGGGACAAGGAGCGAAAGGCGGAGATCCTCTCGAGATTTGACGAGATCGACAAAGCGACCATACGTGCATTACGTGCGACAAAAGCAGGAGCGCAAACACCAGATGATACGGCCCGGTTGGACGCACTGGAAACAGAAAGTGTACTGCTGCGTGCCGAACTAGCTACAATTACAGGAGGCTACGATGAATAATTTCACTTTCACTTTTACAGAAGAAGAACTTAATCTTGTTTTCCGCGGGCTCGGAGAACTCCCCGCAAAACTGTCTCTCGAGCTGATTCAGAAGCTTTCGAAAGAGGCACAGGAACAGCAGAAAGAACAGAAGAGCTCATGACTCTTCGATACCTCTGGCAGCTCCCACAGAATCTCCTCGCCTCCGCCGTGATCCGCGCGACGGACGCGAGGTATCACGGGGGCGTGGTGCGAGGGGCGAGAGTGTATGTAACATCCGCGAGGATCGGGGTCGCCCTCGGGGATCATATCATCATCTGGAAGGACGCTCCCGCGCCGCTCACCACGATTGCACATGAAAGCGGGCATTGCGCGCAGTCCTTGCTATTTGGACCTTTTTACCTTATTATCATAGGTATTCCATCGCTTTTGATGAACGTGGGGACACGTCTTCACCTTCTCAAAAGCGAGAATTACTATAAACGCTGGCCGGAGAGCTGGGCGGATACACTCGGAAAGGTAGAAAGATAATATGGAAAACATCATCGCGTTCATTACGTTCATCAAGACCCTCTCCCCCTTCGAACTGTTCCTTCTCGCCGGCGTCGTTCTCCTCGCCATAAATCAAGGATGGCTCACTGCCAAAGGCTTCAGCTTCAAAAAGATGCCAACGCAGTGCCTTCACGGACGCGCCGGCGCCTGCCAGCTTCTGGCAAAACAGATGGAGACGGCGGAGGTCTATATAGACAAGGTAACCACCGCGGCGCTCGACCACTTCCTGGACATGCGTGCCCGAAGGACCGGCGGCGAAATCATCTTGGCAAATGACATTGAATCGTGGTGCTATGACCTGACATTATTCAGAATAAGTACGAAGATAAAAGATGAGATCCGGTCCTTCTTTCAGGCAAATCATCTTGCAGAAATGGACGAGAATGAATTCGAATTGTATATGAAGCGCCGCACAGATCAGATAATTGTCACCATGACATCCCTCATGGACAAACTCTATTTCCCCGGGACCGATCCCTCACGCAAAGAACTCTATGACTACAACCAGACCACACTCATGCCCATATTCCATGCCTGCATGGAAGCAACCCTCCGCCAAGGCAGGCAGCTGGCCATACAGTTCGCCGCGGGGGACCTTGACAAGTATATGGAGTATTCAAAATGAATATAATCAAGTCGTTTCTCCCCATCAATGGTTTCTCCCGCCCCGGAAAGGCGAGGCCGGCCACACTCGGCATTGTTGTGCACTACATCGGTGTCGCTGATCAGCGAGCGAAGAACGTGCAGGGATACTTTGCAAGCCTCGCTTCACAGGACGCGATGGACGCGAAGCCTGATATCTCTGCCTCCGCGCACTACATCATCGATCAGGACGGAACAATCCTGCAGTGCATGCCCGAAGAAGAGCGGGCATATCATTGCGGTTCTTCCCAAAAGGATCCGATCTCTGGTTTCATTTATACGGAGAAAGCACGGGTGAAATTCGGCAAGTATGCAGCCTTCCCCGACAAGTCAAGTCCCAACTCCTGCACCATTGGCATAGAGATGTGCCACGGAAAAGACGGTGTGTTCACTGCTGCCACAATAGGCGCTGCCACAGCGCTGTGCGCGGATATCTGCAAGAGGCACAAGTTGACAGAACAGGATATCCTGACGCATAATGAGGTGGTCGGTTGGAAAGAATGCCCGCTCCTGTGGACGAAGCGTCCGGCATTCTTCATAGCGTTCAAGGAAGATGTGAGGAGGGCGATCAATGCCTGATATATCCTTTTTGACACAGAAAAGCACGACAGATCTGCTTGTACTGATTCTCGGCGGAATCGGTGGGCTGCTTCTCATTGGAGCACTCGCCCTCAGACTTTCCGGTATTGAAACATTCAATTTCAAGACGGGAAAGATTGAGGTCGATACAGATGGCAATCCCGTTCCGAAGACGCGTGTCACGCGGCGTACTGTGAAAAAACCTCCGCGCAAGAAGCCTGTATGACAGGGATAGGCCTTACATTGGTCATCGTGCTTATTGCCGCGGCATATTCCGCGGGAATCTTCGATGACCGTACCATACCAAAGTAGGAGAGAGCGATGGCAGCAGTTG